ATTGGCGACCCAATTGTGTTAGCCCATTGTATAAATGCTTCAGTGTCTTTGGGGAAACAATGACCTCCCCAACCACGTTCTCCATCTGGCCCAGGAACAACTGTATGTCCAGCACCAATCCGTTGATCGTTAGCCAATATGTGTCTAACAATTTCATAATCCATTCCTGTCTTTTCACAAATATCATTTATTTGATTAAAGAAACTTGTTTTAAGAGCAAGGAACGAATTAGTTGAGTATTTGACTAAACATGCTTCTTTAGCAGAGCAGTTAAACACTAGTTTACAGTGTGGTAGTGTTGTCTGGAATAGTTCTTGCCAGAAATATTCAGGATCCTCACCACCTAACACAATATACTTTTGATTTAGGAAATCATCATTAGCACTTCTTGCTTTTAAAAATTCTGGACTATATGTTATAGCAAGAGTTGAGTACACTTGTTCAAAACCGTCAGCAATGCCGGGAGTCACTGTACTTTTAATTAGTACTGGCATGAATATCGGCACTTGATCTAGTATGCTAGCAATTATGCTAGCATCGCAAATTCCATTTTCAGTAGTTGGGGTCGGCGCACATATAATCAATCCGTCAGCATCGTGATGATCTTTAATTTGATCTTCAGAATACTTTGGATCAACAATAATAATTTCGTGTTGATTTTTAAAAGCATTGTATACTGCTTTACCAACAAATCCATATCCGGCAATAATTATTTTCATATTAGAACTCAAATAAACTGTTAAATGTATTCTTTTCTTCTGTGCTAGTAACGTCCCACTTCAATACACCGATCAAGTTGTCTAACTTGTTGTCAATGATTGTTTGTTCCATTTCGGCATGATCAAACGGCAAGTCCTTAAACCATTGTGGCAACCGTAGTTCGTCTACTGGGTACGCAACACTAGTGTATCCAAGCGGGTTTTGTTTAAGTTTACAAACAATAACCTTAGCACCGTCAGTAACTGCCATACTGTACTTGTCGTTAAACATACGCTTGAGAGTATTCCAGTTAATACTTGCTCTTACATGCCCCGGCATATTAGCTTTACCTGCTTTAGCTTCTTTAGCTTGATACTCGGTAATTTTGTTAGCACGTTTAGGACTGCCTTTTTCCCAACCTGGACGACTTTTAAATCGCAATCTAAATTCACTAATGTGTGCTAATACATCTGCTTCGGTGGCACCTGTTAAAACTTTTTCAAGTATGTCACTTAAGAAGTCCTGAATAAATTCTGGCGTATCACTACGCTTCAAATCAAGGCCCATGGCCTTTATCTTACCAGGTTTACCATCTACGTCTGCTCGCTTACCTTCTTTGTCATAGTATAATACAGCATACCGCTTTTTTGTAATGAATAAACTCTTAGAGCCAACAATTTCACGACCGGCTTTAATAACTTCGCCACGAGTCTTAGGACAATGGAACGCATCCAACATAAACTGTGGGAATGTAGTGTTTACTTCCTCGGCAATTTGGTCATACAACTGTATAACACTTTCTTTAGTCCATGGCACATGCCCTGCAGCAATTTCTTTTTCTAGTGTTTTATACGCACTGAAGTAACATGAGTCGGTATCACCATAGATAATTGCTTTGCCTGTATGATTATATTCGCCTGCGATAATCTCATTTACCTTACTTGCCATGTGATGTGCGATAGCACGGCCAGTAAGAGTGGTAGATTGACCGATGCGTTTATCAAAAAAGCGACAGCCAGGATTAAGAATGGCGCCGTATAGTGAATTAAGGTTAATCTTTTTAACCAATTGTCGCTTGTCCCAGTATTCTTCTTCAATTTTATTGCCGGCATTGATTGCCTCCTTTAGTTTAGCTTGCATTTCCTTTCGCTCGCTATACCACCGCTTTAACAATCCGGGAATAATACCTTCATTTTCATAAGTGAAAATCGTACCATTAGCACTTAGCATCCATGGTTGGTTGCTTTCGTAAATCAATCGATACACTTCTGCGGCACTGAGAACATCGCTATCACCATTCTCCCAGTCAATGGTAATGTCAGTGCCAATTTCTTGACCCATTACTGCTGTGTACTCTACGCTACCAAACATACCTTCCCACGCCGCCGCAAAACTTTTACCTTTGGCAGTTTGATTATCGATATATTCTTGTGTTTTTGTTTGGCGTAACTGTCCAATGATAGTCTCCGGACCCATGTTAAGTGCTCTAATGGCACTTGGATACAGTGAATTAATGTCTAATGAGCCAACCCAGTCTTGGATACCTTCTTTAGGATACGCAACATAAGCACCAGCGGCACCTTCGTTATCCTCACGCTCTTCCATTTTAATACGATTAGGTACCTGGAATCCCCTACGATGACATTCGTTAATAATAGCTTGTTCAGTTACAGCTACCGCACCCATTGTGGTCTGTAGCAATACAGTACATTCATGTGCCAGTGTATTAGCAAGATCCATAAACTTGAGCTTCTTATCAAGATCGTCTAGCAGTTGGCAGTCGTTAATGTTGTATTCAACAAATGTACGGAAGTCATTGTTGTATAGTTGATCCAATGTGCCTTCGTATTGTGTTTTACGCTGGCCTAATTCATATTCGGCAATAGCATCTAGTCTATATGTGTGACGTTCTTCATAGGTATACTTACGATACAGTTCAAGACTATCTAAATGTACACGACCAATAAAGTCATAGGTTACTGCTTGACGCCCATATTTTTCATATTCTCTACGTTTAGGAAACTGATTAAACAAACAGAAACGTCGGGTATCTTCTTTGCTCAATACTTTGGTTACACGATTAACAGTGTATGGAATATCAAATCCTTCTGAGTTCCAACCACTCAATATGTCAGCATCTTTAATTAAATCTAAAAACACGTCTAACATCTCTGCTTCAGAAGCGTACAACATAACATTGTCAAAATCTTTAACTGCGTCTTTAGCCTCATCCATAGTCATGGTCTTTGGCGGAATTGCCAAACAGATCATTGTGTCCATCCATTGTAGCTTAACTGCTATAGCAGTAATGGGCATAAACGCATCGTCTGGACTAGCGTAGCCACGCTCTGGATCAAAGTCGACTTCAATGTCGAAAAATGCTACATTTAGCTTTGGTGCGTCTTGATTAAGATAGTGTTCACTTAGACAAACAAAGATTGGATTGATATCACTTTCAAATACCTGCTTACCTGAATTGATTGCTTGTTCTTTGCGTAGCTCTTTTGTGTTTTTACAAACAATACGTGATACTGGATCACCGTATATACTTTGAAATTTGCCTCTAGGGTCTTTGACGTAAAACGTGTGTTTTACGGGTATGTCGCGAAATTCTCTTTCGCCTTTCTTATTACGTTCAACCACTCGGATAATATCGTTCTCGCGGTCAAACCATGCGTCTACATAGCTCATTAGTTCTCCATATGTCATTTAGGGCTGACAAACACCAACGTTGCGGATTATGGCCCGCCTGCCATCTATAGTATACTACTTTTAGATACGTTTTGTAATATCTAAAATTGCCTCAATCTCGGCCCAATCTTCATTATGCGAACTCCAATCACCTTTATGAGCAATCTTAATAGCACGATTAATCACGCTTGGTTTAATTTGTAATTCTTCTGCCACTGCCTTAACTGTTTCTTTTAAGCCTTCTGTTAGATCTTCAACTTCTCGAAGTACAGTACTACCTTCCGAAATCAACCGCTCTAGTTTTGCCTTTTCTTCTGCGCCATAATTACGTCCTGACATGTGATATCTCCTTGTATAAGCCTATTATACTTTACTTATCTTGTAATAGCAACCACTTAGAAATTTTAGAGGTGAAAATGGCAGAACGAATCTGCCATTTTAGTTAGCTATTAACCTAATTTCTTTTGAACGTCGGCTAATCCTTTTTGTATTTCTGGATTTTTAGAAGTACTCAACTCTTTGATTAAAGCGTCAATTTGAGCTTTCAACGCAGCCAATTCTGCGTCATCCGCTGAGGTATCAGGTACAGCTGGTGTATCAGGTGTAGCTGGAGGATTTGGATTTCCCCCACCACCGCCTGGTACTGGAGGTTTAACTGGAGTATTAGGTTTAACTGGATCATTATTACCAAGTTTGCCTGCGGTGTATCCGCCTGCTAGTCCAGCGGCACCTACACCTAAAGCTGCCTTACCTGGACTAACTCTTGCGGCACGTTTTCCAACTACAGCACCAGTTCTACCTAAACGTGCAGCACCTTTAAATAAGTTACCCCACAGACTTTCTTCTAATTCATCGTACCCTTCTGCCATAGCAGGCTCATATGTCTTGCCAGTACCGGCTAGCTGTCTGCCATTGTTAACCAAGATTTCTTTTGTTTCTGGATCGATGATTGTTTTATCTTTTGCGATAATTACAACTTCGTTACCTACTTTACCAATTTCAGCACCAAGCTGTTTTGCTGTTTCTGCGGTTGCTAGTTCTTCGGGTGTCGGTTCGACAACTGGTGGAATTTCTTGACTAGGTTCTTCAAGCATTGTTAATCGTTGTTGTAAATCTCTCATAGTTTCTGCTAGTGATTTCATTTGTGCACTCTCTTTCATTCCTGCTTTCTTATATGTTTCTGGGCCCGGTATACCGTCAGCAGTAATACCTTGCTTTTGTTGCCATGCTTGTAATTTTTGTTTAGTCTCTGGCCCCATGACACCATCCGGCTTAGCACCAATTATTTGTTGTAATCTTTGTAGATCGGACAACGCACCGCCGGCTTTACGGTCTTTACTACCTTGGCCGCTGTCGGTTGGGTTGTCGTATTTGTCAGTAGCACCGCTTAGTTCACGACCAGCTTGCCAAGCACCTAGACCAACGGCTGGAATCCAACCTAGACCTGGTACTAATGAAAACGCACCCGATAATCCGTTTAGTGCGGCCCCAAGATAGTCGCCCTTCTTATAGCTGTCATAAGCACCTTGAGCACCAAGTACTGCTCCAACGCCTGGTAATGCTCGACCTAATAGTTTACTACCAGCGCCAGCTGCCTTAGCACCAGTAGTCGCCGCCGGAGTCACCGCTGTCTTGGCTACACTTGATGTAGTAGGAGCAACAGATGACGGAGCAACAGGTGTTGGTGTAGTTGGCGGAGTATATCCAGCCCTACCAGCTTGAACATTTTGTCCAGCTGAGCCGTATGATGATAGCGGTTTTTCTCCTGCTATTTTTGCGGCCCGTGCACGAATTCTATCTTCAGCGGAATCAGAAAACAATTCATCTAATTGATAACCAAATGATTCAACTAGGCTTTGAGCAATGCTACCTTTGAAGTTGATACTTTCTTTAACCTTGTTCTGTGGTAAGTTTGGATTTGAACCTGGTATATACGCATCGCCGTCTGTATCTGTTGCTGCAACGTTGCCTTTAGCGTCAGTAGTTAATCTACTACCATCACCCATATCTCTTGTAGTCGGCCCCGCTGGTCTAGCACCCTGACCACGTTTTGCTTTTAGCGCAATATATTTGTCAACTAATTCGAGTAGTTTCTTTAATTTTTCCATTAAGGCAGCATCGGCATCGGCAGTTTGTTTATACTGTTTCCAAGTAACGCCTTCTGGGAAATCAATGTACTTTCCGTCTGGTGTAATAACACCGTCAATACTGGCCGGATTCCAACCTGATCGATTTTCAGTATTGCCCTGCCACGGAACAATGCGAGTGCCTGGCATCTCGCCTTCTCCGCCTTGTGAAGATTCATGCCAAAATGCTCCGTCTGGAGTTTGCATTACTGGATTCTTATTACCAAGATTTCCTTTGTGGAAATGTGTTGGCTTAAAAACTGTAGGAGCCGCTGCCTCTTTGATATACGTACCAGCTTGAATCGCTTCTAATTTATTAACTAATGATCTATAGTCCATTCCAATCTTCCTTGATATTCTATTTATTTCTTAGGCACACAGTTAGGAACAGACTTACCGCCCTTCTTCTTCATGCCTACTTGTTTATAATTTTTCCAGCAAGGATCTTTGTCCTCGCCAATATTCTTATCTATGCCACGACTAGCAACACCACCACGCTTGCGTTTTGCTGCAAGTTCTTCTATGCCATGGCGAATTTGTTCTATGTTTTGTTCAAGGCCCATAAACATTCCGCCTTGAGCTTTTGTACATATTTCTTCCCATGCTACTAGACTATCGCTGTCTGCTAGTTGTGCTAGTTCTTTTAATTGAGCACGGGCACTCATAATACGGCCTTTAAGGCTCATCGGATTAGCTTTTTCGTGCCCGTAGATTGTTGGATCGTTTGGATCACCAGTCATGTCAATAGGCATTTCGGCAATTGCGGATTCTTTCATCATAACACGATCAGCAATAGTTTGTGCGTATTGATTAATTAGTTGACGTTTGTGTAATTGTTTTTCTATAGCTTCTTCATCAAGCTCTTGAAGATAGCCTTTTAGTAATGATTCTGTTCTAATTGGAGTTGGTTGTTGCTTAGGTGAAGCATAGTGTTGCATGGCCATTTGTACTGGTAACGCAACTTTATGTGGACTAGCACCTTCGCTAATGATAGATAAAAATCTACTCATACCAGTTTCTTCAGTTGTATATTTTTGATCAAGAGCAACAGGAGCGGCTGCTGGAGCACCTGGCTCTGGAGCATCGTATTCGGCCGCCGCATCAATACCTTTAGCTGTTAATGCCGCTGCCATTTGCGCCAGTTTTTGTTTCATTGCGTTAGTTGCCGCAGTAACTTCTGGACTAACAACAGCGAATGTATTAGCACCGCCACCGCCACGTATGGCATCTGCGCCGTCTATCTGTGCTCTAAGTCGATTATATTCAAGTTGTTCTGGAGATAGGGTTGACGCAGGAGCGGCTGGTGTTGTAGGCGCAGTAGGAGCTACCGGCGCAGGTTGATTTAATTCAGCTTCTTTAACAACTCGAAGAAATCGAGCCATGCTGTCAGCACCTACTACAGGCTTTGTAGCAACTCCATCCAACGCCTGTAGTATGCGCTTCATGTCCATTGGATTATCCCAATAGACGCTTGGTCAACGCACGTAATTGATCAACTTCGTTTGATTCTTTAACAATAACATTTTCGTTAAGATTTAAACGACCAGCTAATTCACGCATACGATTTAATTCTGAACTTTCTTTAACAGTTTCTTTCTTAGCTTGTATTGCGGCGTCTTTCATTAATTCTTTTTCGTCGCCGTCGTTATCTAAATCTGCGTAGTCTGGCTTTTTACCTTTCTTAGCTTCGGCAACTGCTTGGGCAACATATGATTCATTCTTACCACGAAGTTTAGCTAATACTGCTCCAGCAATCTTTTTGCCTTTCTCGCCACCGCCTGCTGATTTTTCAATCTTAGAAAAGTTTTTACCTGGCTTACCAATGTCTTTACCAGCGGCAGCTTTCTTAGCAGAGTAGTCTCCTGTAGAAGATTCTTCAACCTTCTTACCACCTTTTTCATCTTTACCAAGACGTCCGGCAATAACATCACCACGTGTTACTTTATCGTATGGCTTAGCATTGTTAGCTAAATTACCATCACCTTTCTTTTTAGCTTCGTAAACACCTTGACCGTAGCTATGACCACCTTGTGCCTCGTCAACTTCTTTTTCTTTTGGAGCATTAGGATCAACTTTCTTACCATCTTTAACACGAGTCACTGTGCCTGGATTTTTCTTTTCGTAGTCTTTAGAATCCTTAGCGGCAGCTTTGTCAGAAGCTTTGTCGCCGGCCTTGTCAGCAGCCGAGCGTGACTTAGCTTGACTCTTTGGTTCGGTATGCGGCTCATCAGTAAAACGTTTTGGGTTGTGTGTATGACGTGTTACACCTTTTGATGGACGAGTAATTTCTCCACCAGTCGATGACATTTCTTCACCAATGCCTTTACTTGCTTCTTCCTCTTCTTTGCTAACAATGCCATCACCGTTCTTATCTAAACGTTTGTGTGCTGCATGAGTAGCTTTAGTTAGACGCTTGTATTTTTCAATTTTCTTTTCAACCTTATCAGGGACTGGCATACCCATAGTTAATCTCATACCAGTGCCGCCACATTCTGTACAAGATTCTTCTTTGCCACCACCGATCATTCTAGCTTCTTCAACTTTGTCTTTGGCTTTTTCAGCTTGCTTTACTTTAAGCTCTTTGATCTTAGCCTTAGCTTCCATTAGCTTGTGCTTAAGAGCACGTTTTTGACCCTCAGAAAGAACATCGCTATTGTCTAATTTATGACCATACTCGCTAAATTCCATCTCGTATTCAAGATAGTGATATACTGAAGCAATGTAATCAGCGGCTTTAGTAATCTTAGCTTGTACCCAACCTTCTAGTTGAGCGTTGTCTTCTAGCTTTTTAAATAGCTTGAAACTGTAGTTGGCTAGTTTGTACAAATCAGCTTTGGCCATTGCGCCTTCTTCGTCTGTTTGTCCTGGCTCTAAGCCCATTACTTGACCGCCCATTTCTGGTTGTGTTGGTTCCATTTCTGGGCTCATTTGATCTAATTCTGGCATGGTATGTAACTCCGTTATCTTTATATATTTAGCGTTTTATGCTTCCACCGGTCATTAAATTCGCCTTCATATCAAGGGCGTTTTTAGCGGTGCCGTCTTTGTTTTTAGGTTGTTTAGGTGGTTTATTTTTGTATACAGCACCGACGCTTACATTAGCTGCACTTGTAGCACCTGCTGTTGCGGATTCACTAACCGGTGAACCTGTTTCGTGAACTGAGGCTTTTTTACCTTTATTCTGTAGAGAACGAGCAACTGCTTGCGCATGACTCTTGCTGGAAAACACCTTCCATGTTTTACCATCAATAGCAACTGCGTAATTATTAGTTTCGTGCCCCAGTTCGTGCTCCATCTCATCACGTTTGAAGTCACGCTTGCCTTGATCGCTGAATCCTGTACGATTGTCGTCGTACTCGCGGGGACTTTCTTTTAATAGTTCTCTAAGTTTCATATTATTTTCCAATACCATTATCGCCGGTTAAGTATGGCAAACTAAACCATAATCTAAACCATTCCGGTGTTCCTGGTTTGATGTTGTGATCCTTCATATATTGTCCACGTTCGTTTCCAGCAACGCTAATATTGCTTCCTTGATTAACACGCAGTTCATGTAATCTTGCTGCCCCGCCAAGCCCGCCTAGTCCTGATAATGCTTTCAATTCGTGAATAGGATCGTCAGGCGCAAGATAGCAATCTTCATCACTGTCTTGATTTAAATTCTGTGCTGTGATCCGGTATTGTTTCATTTTAAACTTGCTCTTAACATCCAACTGTGCTTTTTATGTGCGTCTTGTCGATCAGCTAAAAAATTGCTTAGTCCGTGATCACCTGAGTTTTCAGCCATAGTAAATGTAATTTTAAATATATCAGCCATCTTGTCACTGTCTGATAGTAATTCACGTAACATCTGTTCGAACGGCAATATTTCGTTTTCATCGTCGACTTTAGACAGCATACTAAAACGTTCTAAACTTGCCGGAGTATAAATCTGTAGGGCACGTAATTGTTCAGCAAAAGTATCAATGCTTCCGTAAGTTTCTTCGTAGATAGATCCAAACAATTCATGTAGTTGACCAAACAATGGCCCTTCTACATTCCAGTGAAAGTTTTGTGCTTTTATTGTAAAGGCGTATTCACTTGCGAATGCTGTTTTTAATGCTAAATGATATTTCTCGTCCACGTTATACTCCGTATTGATTTCGTTTGGGTTTTGCGACAGTGCTAGTCTTATGTGTGTCATCTAGCTCTTTACTCTTCATGTCGCCTTTGTTTAAGTCTTGATAACTTGCCCCAACAACTTTGTAGGCTTGTTTTAACATATCTTGTTCTTCTTGAGTATACGGATGAGTAGACTTGCTCTTACCAATCCAGCTTTTGGCTTTCATGTCTATTGGAGTTTTTCCATCAGCACTAGCAACAGCCATACCTAACCTGTAACCGGTGTAATCGCCGCTCATACGTTCACTGTCACCGTAAGTGTTTAATCCCTTAGTTGATTGTTGCTTACGTTTAGAAATCTTTTGTTGAGTCGACTCCTCTAAAGATTTTTCCATCTCTTGTATCTGCTCGGCTAGTTGACGCTCTTTTAACTTAGCGGCAATTGGAGCAGGAATATCTTTATCTATTTTATCAATCGATGACATAGTTGGTTTTATCTCTTGTGGTGTATTTACCGGTTCTGTAGATACAGGAAGTTCAGTAGGCTCTTCTGTTGGAGGCTTAATTTTCATTTCCTTTCTAGCAGTAACCATTAGTTTTTTAATCCAAGGAACACCTAATTTTTTAACATCGAATGCTTGAGTCCACACACGTAATGCTTTATCGTCTGGTAGTGATAATGCTTTCCTACATTGCGTAAAGCTAATACCAGTTCCGCCTTGTTCTTCTTCACGGCTTGTTTCTATAGTTTCAAAAGTAACGTCATTGTGACTACCTGGAAAACGTGGATCCTTCATGCGTTTTGCTAATACATCCATCCATTTTTTCATACCAAGATAACGGTCAGACCCCACCATAAGGATAATATGATTGTAAGGGCTATCTGGGGGTAACACTAATTCTTTTTCTATTTTCTTTACTGGGCTTCCGCCATCCTGCCATATTTGAAACATGTCGGTACGGTTAGGATATAATTTTTGCCAAGTTGCTAGTTTCATTTCTGGAGGGATTGGATCGTCTGGCCCAACAGTAGGGCTGATATAAAC